CTATCATCATACAAACAATTTATTCCAGCCCAACCAAGGATTCCGTTTACATAAATAGGATTGTCTCCATAGGTTGGTGTTGTAATTAATGCTGTTGGAATATTATGTGAAGATAGAATTCCGCCAGTTAAGTTATCAGCAAAGAATGATTGCATTCCTTTTATATCAGAAAGTGCTTGAGTTCCGCCATGATACCTAAACAATTTCTTTTTGTTCATATGATAATTGAACTGCGTTTACTGTTTTTGGGTATGCTTCATATAAAGTAACTCTATGTACTGTTTGGTCTTCCAAATCTTCGACATAAATGTTCATCTGAGGACAAGTGTAACTATCATAGTAATTGAAGTTACGAGATGTTCCCTGCTGAATACTTTTAATCCACTTATCAAAAACATCCTTCACGATCATATCACCATCAACATAAAAAGATAGAGTGATAGCATCATAATTAAACTCATACGGCATTTCACGAACTTCGCCGAATGTTCTAATTTGGGTTGTATTAACATTCAATCCAGGAAGCTGAATTGCGTCACACAATAGTTGCATTCTTTGGACATCGCTAATGTGAATACTATCACGAATGAGTTGTGGCAGTGTAATCTCCACACTGTAGCGGTTGGTTCTTGCGAAGCCAGCTGTTAATTGTCCAACGAATTCTGAAATTTTCATATTTTTCTAACCGAATCTTTCCAAACTTGTTCTTTAGTCGCACCAACAAATCTCTCAACTGGTAACATCATTGCCGTTGCCCAATCCTGAGAATGGACTTTTCTAAACGGAGATCTTACATGGTCAAGTAGATAGTGCTTAACACATGGTGCTGCAGCAGCGAATTTGGATGCACTGCTGATAAGGTTCCATGAGTATTTAATTCTTGTATTTCCATCCATCTTGTCATTTGTCTTAAATGCCATTAGGCGACTTAATAAAACAACACGCATTTTATATGGTAGATAATGTAGATTGATTCCCATAAAACCACCTGGAACAGATGCATAAGGTAAAACCAAAGGAAATCTATCATAGTAAGGTAGAGTCGCTTTAGTTTTTGGATCGTAGAAATACATATACATATTTCCAGGGATCATCCTTGCTTTTAATTCCGCTTGGTCTGAAACACGCATAATTCTGTTAGGAGTTATGCCTTGTCTGTTCATTAGTAAAACCTGCTGATTGAACCATGCCTGAGACTTCTTTACAGAGTCTTGAAGGTTATACTGGTTTCGCTCAAAAACATCGAGCAAGTTTGTAGGTGTTTTATTAGCCATTTAATTATTTAGGTCATTTTAGACCGAGCTCATGCTCAGTTATGATTTTAAATTCCCATCCACGATCTTTAGCATATTCAGTTGCAGCCTTCCATTTAGCCTGATTCTTTATGTAAGTCATTGATTCAGTCAAATATCGCTTAGTCTGACGACCTGGAAATACTGGGGGTTGGGTTTGGTTAAATGGTTTTACTTCGATTAGATATGTTTTTAGCCCAGTTTTACCTTGAACTTGAATCTGGAAATCCACGAAATAACGATGTATTCTGTCGTCAGTTGGGCATCTGTAAGGGACGATTGTCTCCTCAGACTTCCACTTTAATACAGCTGGGTTCTTATCACACCAATTTGCGAACTTAGTCTCCCAACTGGATCTCATTATGATGTTGGACGGGTTTCCGTTGTACTTCTCAGGAAACATTGGAATGAATCGTCTTTTATGAAACATAAATATGTCTAGAAATAAATAACTACCTTTTATTTAGACTTGTGTCACATCACCTAAATAATTGTATAGAGAGCAACCCAACTAAAAAGAACATCAGATGCAAGATTCTAATGCCAAAAATTTAAACCCATCCAGATCTGGAACTTATGGAGCACCGACAGATGCACCAGATTTTCAAACTTCAGGAACTGGTGGTGGCAACAAATACACTGTTAAAAATGCTCAGTACCCATCTGACCTGTATGACAACAACATGGTCTATGGTGGCAATTACGTCATTTTCTACATTAACGTGGCGGACGACTCCAAGCTATTAACAGAAGATAATGCGACTACGATTGCTGGTGACATTCCAGCGAGACAGCGTGGTGGATTGATCGGACAGGATTTAAGCAAACTAGAAGGTGCTGGCGCAGTGGCAACTGTAGGTGCAGTTGGTGGCGTCGGTGTTAATGCTATTTCTGGACTTGCCAAGGGACAGACGAACGTAGTTTCAGTTGCCAAAGATGCTGCCATTGGTGGTGGTATTGGTTTAGCTTCTGGTGGTGTTGTTGCAGCTGCATCAGCTGGTATGGCAAGACAACAGAAAAGACTTGCTCAGGCGATTGCTCTGCATGTTCCAAACCAATTAAGTATTCGCTACTCAACAGAGTGGCAGACAGAAGATACATTCGCATTCCAGGCAGCTGCCATCGCAAATAGAGAAGTTGCTAAAGCAATTACTCCAGAGAACATTCTATCAATGTTGTCTGGTAACGGAGCAAAGTCAAATGTTGGTGGAGCAGCTGGTTCCATAGCAACAAACATCGCTCTTTCTAAAACACCTGTTGTTTCTGGCGCAATGTCTGCAGCTTCTGGTATGGCTGCGAACCCAAAGAAAGAACAAGTATTCAAGAACGTAAACTTCCGTGAGTTTACATTTGATTATACATTCTCACCAAGAAATGCAACTGAAGCTGCAAACGTGAAGGAAATAATCTATTTGTTCAAACTTCACATGCATCCAGAATACAAAGATACAAACAACTTCTTGTTTATCTATCCTTCTGAATTTGATATTTACTATTATCAAAATGGTAAAGAGAACCTGAACCTACATCGTCATACCTCATGTATTCTAAAAGACATTAATGTAAACTACACACCGAATGGTGCGTTCAATACATTTGCCGATGGTATGCCAACCCAGATTAATGTCACACTATCCTTCGTTGAGTTGGCTATCTTGACAAAAGAACTTATTAAGGATAAATTCTAATGTATTTTAATCGACTACCAGAGATGTTATACAACTTCCCATTTGCGGATGGGGAGAAGATAATTGTCGTTCGTGATATCACAGCGAACGTCCGTGTTTTAAAACAAACTTTAGAGAACATCGCTCTTTTTGACCAATACGATATTATTGATGGAGAAACTCCAGAGATTGTATCAGCGAAGTGGTATGATACACCAAAGTATCATTGGGCACTTATGATTGCCAATCAGCGATTTGATTATGTGAACGATTGGCCGCTGACATATACAGCTCTTCAACAATATTGTATTGACAAGTATGGTGCAGATAATATCTACGCAATTCACCACCATGAAGATGCGAACGGATATGTCGTTAATGACGATGTTCCTCTTGCAACACCAATATCTAATATTGCGCATGAAGAGGCGATTAACGAATCTAAACGAAGAATAAGAATAATTTCTAAAGACCTTCTCCAACAATTAACTGACGAATTTAATAAAATTTTTAGTGTATGAGCGGAACTGATTCTTCACAATTAAAATTTGCTGGCGATGTCAACATACAGAGAGTTACAATTACCTCTCTGGTAAATGGCAAATCGTTTAATGCAGCACACCAACTGGCAACTATACATATCTACGAAGATATGTTTTCACCATTTATCACTGGTTCTTTAATCTTTACAGAATCATTGGATTTTGCAAGTAATTTCCCATTCGTTGGCGAAGAAGTTGTCGATCTAAAGATATTCACACCGACACTTGACCAGAGCGTAAATGCTAAGGGTATTATTGAAGGTAGATTCTACATCTACAAAATGTCAGACAGAGAACAGTTGGCAGAGAAGAACGTAGCCTACCAATTACATTTTATTTCAATCGAAGCAATTAGCGATATCAATACCAAGATCTCAAAGGGGTATGATGGTAAGATCTCAGACATTGCAACGAAACTATTAAAAGACGATGATGCATTAACAACGAAGAAGCCAGTAGTTGTTGAACCGACATTGAACAAAACAAAATATGTTTCTAATTTCTGGTCACCAATCAGAAACATTAATTACATTTCAGAAAGAGCACAAAACTCAAACCAATCTCCAACTTATGTTTTCTTTGAGAATAGAGATGGTTTTAATTTTGTATCATTGGATTATTTGAATGCTGGTAAACAGATTCAAGAGTTTAAGTTCATTAACTCACAACAGGTTGTTAATCCAACTGGCGGATCGAAACGAAACATCCCATTGGATTATCAGAGAATAACAGAACTAAATGTTCCAGTTACCCATGACTATATGGATAAAGTTACCACTGGTGCATATGGTTCAACTTTGTTGTTTGCAGATATTACAACAAAGAAATACTATAATGTGAAGTATTCTTTATTCAATGATTGGAAAGATCCAAAGTTCAATCGTTTGAACAAATACCCAATTGCTTCAAACAAGATTTTCACAACTTACAGAGCAGCGATGTTCAGTGATAATATTGAAACTGGTTTGATGACAGATTATGAAGATACTACCAATGTTCGTTTCAGACAGCAGAGAATTTCAAGATTAAAACAGGCAGAAGCATTTAAGGTTCAGATTGTTGTTCCAGGAAGAACAGATTACACAGTCGGTAAAGTTGTAAATGTTAAGGTGTTTAAATCTGAGCCAATTAAAAAAGAAGACGCTGATGAAGAATTACTAGATGAGATTATCAGTGGTAAGTATTTGATTGCTGGTATTAACCATTCAATTGATAGACAAAAGCATGAGTGTCATATGGAATTGATAAAAGATTCGTTGACGATGAGTTTAGATAAGGCGAAATAATGATTACGAAGTTTTATACTGGTTGCGTTGAAGACAGAAATGACCCACTAAAGTTAGGTCGTTGTCAGGTTCGTATTGTAGGTTTACATACCGAAGATAAAACAATACTTCCAACTGCGGATTTGCCATGGGCATTCCCAGTTACACCTATCACTTCAGCAAATACTTCTGGTATTGGTCAATCACCTCTTGGTCCAGTTGAAGGAACATGGGTTCTGATTGCCTTTATGGATCCAGATCAGCAGATGCCAATGATGATGGGTACACTTGGTGGTGTTGCTCAGATTCCAAACTCAACTGACGATCCTGGTAAAATTGTATTAAACGAAGTATCTTTCTCTGGTCAAACAACACCAACTGATCCGTTAACTGGCCAAACAGTAACTCCACCAGATACAGCTGCCAATGCTGGTTCAACTGGTTCTGCCAATTCAGCTCCAGGAAATATCAAAGACGGAAAAACAATTGAAGGACAAATTACTGGTCCATTGGCTGGGTTAATTGCCAAGGGCGAATCTGGTTCAGCTGGATACGATGCGTTTAATCGTGGAAGTAATGCGCCTCCAGGAACTGGTTCTACTGGTGGAGAGAAGTTAACATTAACTTCAATGACCATCAAAGACATTATGGCTCAACAGGCATTACCAACTGGAGATCCAAAGAAATTATTTGCTGTTGGTAAATATCAATGTATTCCTGTCACTTTAACATCAGCATGTAAAGCACTGAACATTGACATTGATACGAAGTTCACACCACAGGTTCAAGACATTATTTGTCAAGAGTATTTGGTTGGTCGTAAACGTCCAAAACTAATTGCATATTATCGTAACCCAGATAAGAATAGTGAAACACTATTAAAAGAAGCTGGTAAATCTCTTGCTGCAGAATTTGCATCAATCGAAGATCCTTATTATCCAGGATATCCTTACGGTGGTCCAACAGGAACATATTACAAAAACGGCAATAAGGTTCATACAACTTACGAAAAAATAAAAGCAACATTATTACATGAATGGGATTTCCGTAATAATCAGAAGTCACCACCACCAACAGCTACTATCGCATCTGGCGATAAGATAGACAAGGGAACTGACTATACTGGTGTTGCTGTAAATTATAAACCAATTGACGATTCATCAAAGACAGGTGCTGTTCAATCTGCATCTGCGCCAGCTGCACCAGACGCTGGTGGTTTCGGTATTGGTAACCTTCCAATCCAAGTTCCACCTGAATTAGCTGCACTCGGAAAAGCAACTGGTCTTGGAGATCTTGGTTTACCAGCAGACTTATTATCTGGAATCGCATCAATTCAAAATGATATTAAGAGTTTAGTGTCATCGGTAGATATTAATGGTGCACTAAAAGATATTCTTCCAGATACTAGTATTCTGCATGACTTCGGTGGCTCTTTATCTGAAGTGGCAACAACACTTGGTATTCCGAATGTCACTGGAAGTGTAACTGAGTTGGTTCAAAACCTTGGACTTGCAAGTTATTCACCAGATGCATTGATCCGAGAATTAGAAACAATGGCTGGTTCAACTACTGGGCAGGCAAAAGCACTATTAACAAAATTACAAAATGAACCAACGAAACCAAATGTTGCACCAATCGGACAGAAAAACCCAGACGGAACAATTAGTAACGGAACTGGAGTTGACCCGACTAAAGGATTCCAAGATCCTAATGGCGTATATCCAAAATACAAAAACGAACAAGACAGCAATCGACTTGCCACAGGAAATAATCTTGGTAGAACAATTGTTCTTGAAAAGGAAGCATCGTTAGTTAAAGATGTTCCAGTTGCCAATGGTGGAACATGGGATCAGGTTGGCGTTCCGTATAATGCCAAGTATCCATATAACCATGTGACACAATACGAAGCTGGCCATGTCGTTGAATATGATAGCACTCCAGAATCTGAGCGTATCCATATCTACCACAAGAAAGGCACTTTCGTTGAGATTGATGCCAATGGTACACAGGTAAACAGAATTGTCGGCGATGGTTACGAGATTATTGAGCGTAACGGTAACGTATATGTTAAGGGTGCGTTAAACGTAACAGTTGATGGTGCATACAATTTAAGAACAGACAACGCATTGAACATTGAAGTTTCTGGTGCGTCAATTATTAACGTATACAATGATTGCGACTTCAACGTAAGTGGTAATATGAACATGGCTGTCGGTGGTTCATTTAACCTAGCAGCGAATCAAATTAACCTTGAGTCTTCACATAATATAAACATTAAAGCCAAGACTGGTATTAAAACAATGGCTGGCTCTGATATTCATACATACTCAGAGGGAACTATGTTTATGCAGGCTGATGGTAATATTAGTCAGAAAACATCTGGATTCATTGCCATCGAAACAGAAGGTGATGCGAATATCAAATCCGCAGGTCTTGTCAACATTCAAAGTCAATCAACTACGAATATTAAATCTGCATCTGGTATCAACCTTCAGGCAGAATCAACTGTTAACCTTAAATCTGCATCTGACTTTAATATTGGCGCAGACGGAACATTGAGTTTAAATACACCTGGTATCTTTGCTATCGATGCAGCTGAAGTTGATATGCAGGACGGAAACTCAAATACTCCAGGAGATGCTGGTGAAGCTGAATCTGCAAAACCAGCGGAACATGCTAAAGGCGCAGAACTTGAATTGCCAGTTGAAACTAGAGGAACATCTGGAACTGTTTCATTCCCACCATTGACAGTTCCTGGACGTGGTGGTGAAGTTGGTTTTGATGGACCGAATACTGGTGATTCAAAATCATATGTTGCTGGACGTATTCAAAACAATCAATCATCAAAGACAGATGCTCAATCAAATTCAATCGTCCTTGATAAGAATGTTCCTGCGGCAAAACCATCGACAGTTCCAGTTGGAGCAAGTTGCGATGCTATCTTTGCAATGGACTCTAAGAACTTCACTGCTGGTATGAAATTATCCAAGCACTTTACGCTTGGTGATTTAACAAAAGGTGGTGAACGTATTCCTCGTCAGAGTTATGTTGTTGATGGTGTAACATTGACACCACAAGAGATTGTATGTAACCTTAAAGGATTGGCAGAAAATCTACTTGATCCAATCGCAGATAAATATGGAAGAAACTCATTTGTAATTACAAGTGCCTTCCGTCGTCCTCCAGTTGGAGATATTCCAGGAGATCTTGGAGCAGGACATAAAGAAGGTGGCGACCATCCTCGTGGTTGTGCAGCGGATATATCGTTCACAGCTGGACGTAAGCGTATGCATGAGATTGCCTCAGAATTGACTCAGTCACTTCCAACATGGAACCAGATTATTCTTGAATATGATGGTCCAAGCAAAACATGGATTCACTGTGCCTTTAGATACAGTGGAAACAAGGGAGATTATTTCACAATGAACCAGCATAAGACTTTCGCTGGAACATACCCTAGAGGTGGCTTTGCCCTAGTATAATGTTAAGAGTTACACAGATTAACGCATCGGGTTTTAGTGTTTCTTCCGAGCATCCAGTAGATGACTATAATCTACCAGCTGCTCTGGAAGCTGTGGATAATTTTACAGTGGACATTACTTTTGAAGGTAAGTATCCAACAGATACAGTTGACCCAGTTTCTGGATTAACTTCTACAACTTATCAGTATGCCAATGCAACCGATGTAACCAGTACGTTTAATTGGAGTTCCATTGGAATAACATACAGTAAACCCAATGCGTATACTGTTCGTTTGACTGGACCAGCGAGAAATGTATTTACGAATCAGTATTATCAATTCACGATGCCAGATTATACGCAGCAACAGTTACAACCAGATACATCAGCGAAATTTTTAAGTCTTAGCCGTTATAGCAAACCAAACCCAACTAGCGTTATGGAGACATATCCCTTCGCTGTGACTATTCCAGCGACTTATGGAAGTTCTTCTACCACTGTTGAAAACTATTCGATGACACAGTGGTTCTATTGGTCATATTTGGTTGCGTTTGCGAATATAGCAGCTTTAAAGGGTAAGGGGACTAGATAATGCCAGCAATTGCAAGAGTTGGAGATAAAGTTTTATCACCGAATGGAACTGGATACCATTGTACACAACCAATGGAAACTGCAGTTGGTGAAGGTAATACGCACAATGTCAAGCTAAATGGAATGCTTGTTGTTGTCGAAGGATGTAAAGTAGCACCCCATCCTCTCCCAGGATGCTCAACGATTGATGAACAGGTTTTATCAACATTCTCAAATACCATAAAGATTGGTGGATTGAGAGTTGGAAGAATCGGCGATATGATGGGAGATAATATAATTGTCCAAGGATCGACAAATGGTTTTGCAGGTGGCTAAATAATAGTATGGCACGAAATTCTAGACTTTTCACAGACTTAGACCTAAACTTCTTGGCACACCCAGTGACCAAGGATGTAACAACACAGGTAGATTATCAGGCAATTAAAGCGTCTGTGCGTAATTTGATTCTAACATCGAACTACGAAAAACCTTTCCACCCAGAAATCGGGTCTCCAATCAAATCCTTATTGTTTGAACCAGCTACGCCAATTCTACCTATTCTTATTCAGAAGGCGATCCATCAAACAATCGACAATTTTGAACCACGTGTTCAATTAACAAATGTTGTATGCAGTTTGAGTCCAGATACCAACTCTGTATATGTAACAATAGAATTTAAAATTGTTAACACAACTGTAAATCAGACTGTTAACCTAATACTTCAAAGAACGAGATAAAAGATGGCTAACGATAGTAAAAGAATTCAGGTTAGTGAATTAGATTTTGATCAAATCAAAACCAATTTAAAGAACTTTATGAAGGGTCAAAGTCAGTTTACTGATTATGACTTTGAAGGTTCAAGTCTTTCTATTTTATTGGATGTATTGGCATATAACACTCACTATAACGCACTTTATACAAACCTTGCTGTAAACGAGATGTTTCTTGATTCAGCAAGCAAGCGTTCATCTGTAGTATCATTGGCAAAGTCACTTGGTTATACACCAAAGTCTGCTATTTCAGCGCCAGCTACAGTTACTGCAACTGTAAGTTCACCATCATCTAC